GAGCCCGTTGCTCAGGATCGCGGTCTTGCCGGCACGGGCTGGGCCCTTGTGGGCCGACTCCCACTGGTCACGCAGCTGCTCGCGGACCTCGCGTGGCAACGCCTGGTCAGTGTGCAGGATGATTCCAGGTTGGGCGTTGTTGCGGTAGAAGCTCGCGGCGTACTGCTCGAGCGACCGGGCCAGCCCGATGGCGTCGCGCCCCAGTTCAACAGGCACCTCTCCGTTGATGCCGTCGAACGACAGCCAGCGGACGTGTAGGATCTGGTCAGCTCGATAGATGACCTGCCGGCCCGTGGACGGGTCGCGGTATACGTACGGATCTTCGTGCGAGCTGCGACGATCCATACACCCAGCGTGCAGCGGCTGCAGTTCCGAAACGCTGCCGCGGTCGCCTGCAATCTTGAGCGAGTAGGCCGAGCCGTAAAAGCCGAGGTGTAGGCACATTTGCTCTACCCACTCGTACCGCGTCTGGTAGGAGTTGGGCCGGCGAGCCAGCACGTTGTACAGCGGCAAGTCTTTGGCTCGCTCGCTGTTGTAGTCGTCGAGCCGCCTGTAGAGATGCAGCGGCAGGCAGGAAACCGTCTCAGCCACAATGCGGGCGCACGCGAAGTAGGCGGCGGTCTTCATTGCCGTCTCGGGCGTGATGCGTACGCCCGTCTCAGCCGCCATCGCCACCAGGTCGTCCCAGCGGGACATGCGGCTGTCCATCCACTTGATCTCGGGCACGGCCGCGTCAGAAATCATGCGTCACCAGAAGGAGATTTCAGGCATGTCGGCGGGCTTCATGCTCTCGGCCATGTGGACGCCAACTGCCATGATCGTCGCCACCACCGCGTCGACACGCTCGGTGCTCTTGGCCTTGGACACCTTGACGTTGCCGGCCGGGTCGGTCTGAACGGCAGCGTTGCCTAGTTGCCAACTTACCAGCGGATTGCCCGCAAATCGCACCTTTCGGTCGACGAAGCACGCCTCTAGTTTGCGTGTCGGTGCGGTCATCGAGGCGAAGCCCTGACCGAACAGCACGACCGGCAGGCCGTCATCGGCAAGCTCGGTCGCCAGCTGCGTGGCGTTCCACCGGTCGATCGCCAACCGGCGCACGCGGTGTTTCTCAGCAAACGCCAGGATGTCGGCTCTGACCCGCTTGTAGTCGGTGCTCTTGCCTTCGGTGAACGTCAGCCACCCGTCGCGGTTCCACTGCGAATACGGAACCCGGTCGTTTCGTTCCCGCTCGGCGGCGTTGTGCTCGGGCACCCACGCCATCACATGCACGTCGTAGCCGCCCGCCTCGTTGGGCGCGACGGCAGAGAAGCACGTAGTGTCAAACGACGACGCCAGGTCGAGGCCACACCAGACCTCGCGTCCCTCGAGCGGCTCTGACAGCGGCCCCATGCACTCGGCCACTTGGTCGGGCCGCAGCCACCGAACGTCGCTGGTGGTGGGGATGTTGAGCCGATACCGCAGGAACGAGTTGAGCTTGGTCGCCGAGTTCTCAGCCTCGCGGCAGTCAGCGGCAAAGGACTCCTCGCTGATGGTTTCGCCGAGGCTCGGGTTGACTCGGTGCCACACTTTAGAAGACTTCCAATCGTCTTCGCGGCTGGCGGCGTAGATGCAGCCAAAGAACGCCGGGTCGTGCTTCGGATCTGCGATGCACCGCTCCGCGTAGTCGTGCTGCTCGTACCACAGGTGCGTCTTGTTCGCCTCGCCGGCCGTCGTGATGCTAAGCACCAGCGGCTGCCGCCGGGCCGCACCGCCGTATCGCAACGCATCCCAAAGCCGCCGGTCGCCACGCTGGGCATGAAGTTCGTCGAACAGCAGGCACGAGATATTCAGGCCCTCGGCTCGGAACGCATCCGCCGAGAGAACCCGGTAGAACGAGTTGCTGCCGCGGTGAATGATCGTCTTTCGCGAGTCGAGCACCTCAAGCACCTTGCTCAGAGCCGGCGACGAGCGGACCATTGACGCCGCTTCGCGGTAGATGATGCCGGCTTGCTCACGGTCGCTGGCCGCTCCGTAGCATTCACCGCCGGCTTCGCCGTCTGCCACCAGCATGTAGAGAGCAATGCCGGCCAGCAGAGTGCTCTTGCCGTTCTTTTTCGGGATCTCGATGTACGCCTGGCGGTACTGCCGCGTGCCGTCGGGCTTGAGGCGTCCGAAGATTTCACCAAGCACGTACCGCTGCCACGGCAACAGGATGAATGGCTGCCCTGCCGCCTGCCCCTTAGAGTGCTTGAGCACCTTCTCGAAGAACGAGTAGACGCGGGCCGCCTTGGCCTGGTCGATGCCAGGGCGATGCTCACCCGTGGGCGGTGAAGAACTCTTCGAGTTCGTCCTTTTTGACTTCGACTTGGGTGGCAAGTTTCGTCCTTGAACTTGGCGTCAGCCCGAACTCACTCAGCAGACTAGCCTTCATGGCAACCAAACTGCGGTACATCGGCCCGGCCGGGTTCGGCTTTACGCCACCCAGGTCGGTGTGCATGACGGCCCCGCCGGCCCGCAGCTGCATCAAGCATGACTGCTCAGCCGAGTGAACCTCGCACAGCGTGGCCAACGCCTCGCCGTCGCCGGTCGTCAGCACACCCATCCGCGTCAAGATGCCGGCGAGCTCGTGCCACTTCTCGACGGCCCCCTTGTCGACCGCGAGCCGCTCGGGCATCGGCGGAACGCCGGCCGGCATGCTTGGTTCGCGCTTCGCGGGCCCGCGTTGCGTGCCTTCAAGGATGCGAATCGCCGTCGGTTTCGGTCGTCGTCCAGCCCGGGCCATTGTTAGCGTTTGGGTTAAGGGCAAACCGCGTACCGTTTAGGAGCGGCCTAACTGGGGGAGGCAGGCCCAAAAAACCTCGGGTATTTCAACGGTTTTTGTACGGGGTGGCCGCGACGTGGTTTATATCCATACGCCCAAAGTTTTTTTGTTTTCGCCGTTTTTGCCTTTTTTTATAGGCTTTTTTGCATGCGTGTGCGTTTTACCCTGTTTTATAGGGCTTTTCGTACGCACTCGTCGCCATGCCGTCGTGTGTAGTTCGTCCACCACGTCGACGCATTGCCGCATCGCGATGAGCGATCTGCATCAGTCATCATGCGTGCCTCACATGTGGCCGCATCAGTCTCGATGACCACGACACGCGAAACGCCTAGCCTGTCCACCCACCATTGACGATGCTCAGCCCTGGGCTCAGACACGATGAGCCACGCCATGCGATGACGCTTGGCCTCTTCCTTGTGCAGGTTGGCCAGTATCTCGTTTCGCTTCCGCACTGCACCACCTAGCCACTTCAGCCCCCATGCGTGCAGTGTGGTGCCAGCCATCTCTGAGGCTATCGCGTCCAGGTCTATCACCAGGTCGCCATCCTGCTTGTTCCTCTCAACGTACGTGTTCTTGCCGGATGCAGGAGGCCCGCTTACGAGCGTCACTGGGATGATGGCCCTCGGCATCCACTTGGGATGCAGCGACCATCGCTCGGGCTGTGAGGAGTCACGCTGCTCCTTGACGGTCTTCTTCCCGTGGCATGATGCACACAGCGTCTGGAGCTCGGTGATCTCATCGCCTGCCCCGAGCGACTTCCTCACGATGTGGTCAACGTGTGCATTGCGGCCCGTCACCACGGCACCGCATGCCCTGCACTGATAGCCATCCCTCAGCAGCACCTCACGTCGTGCTGCCTTCCACCCTGGCGAGCAATAGCCTCGAGCCGTTGCCGATGGCCTTGCCGTGTCCGGTGCCCGTGGCCGCTTTCGCTGCCCCACCCACGGCGGCTTGAACGTCGGCAGTCGGTCTGGCACGTCAGCCCTTGAACATGACGGTAGCCACCGTCCCGGTGCCAGCCGTGTTGGCCGCCACGAACTTCACGAAGTGTGACGCGAACGCATCGTCTGGGATGGCGTACGCACGGCCATCATTGGTGCTCGGGGCAAGCGTGATGTTGGATACGCTGCCGTCGGACTTGTAGAGCTGATAGAAGGGCCCGGTAGTGGTGTCTGCCACCCACAGGTTGATCGTGGTTGCTGCCGTGACCATGGTGCCGACTTGGAGCATGCCGCCCGCCATGTCAAACATAGGCAGCGTGTCGCATGCGGCGGTCGCCGTGAACAGCGTGGTGAAGTGCACTTTGCTCTTGCGGCGGATCTTGGAATCGCTCATCTCGTCTCTCCTGGTATGGCACGGCGACTGCCGTTGCGTGGCCTGCTGTCATTGTCTGCAAGTTGTCATCACGTGTGCGGGTTTCGCTTGGGTCGAGCCCGAAACGTGGCCTCTGCGTTCACTCTACCTCGGGCGTCTCCGGTACTGGCAGCAGCCGCGCCACCTCGCTCATTGGCACCACTGCAATCTGGTCGAACTGGCTTTGGTCCAGCCTTGAGAACGCTGGGTATAGCCAACTGCCCGGCACACATTCTGTCAGCAGGTCTGCCCCTACGAAGTAGTTGCCGTTTGCTAGTTCCTGTGGCGTCAGCCGGTATCGCGTGTCACCAACTTCGTCCTGTACTTCTGCGATGCGTTGTGCCAATGCAGGAGAAAACACAAGGGCACGTAGTCTCACCCACGCCAAATCAACTGGCAGCGACACATCCGACAGCATCATGCGATTTTCCTGTCTAGCGCCAACTGAAACTCCTGCATGATGTTGCTGTAGGTCAGCACGTCTGCGTCAGACGTGAACCCTAGCCCCATCGAGTAGCTCGCAAGCCGTGCGTCTGTGCGGCTTCCAATAGTTCCAGCGGTGTTCAATCCAAACACCGAGATTGTTTCCGAGCCTGGCGTGCGTGTTGTTGCTGCTGTTTCCGTTTTGCTGCCGCCGTTGCGATACAGCGCTGATGACGTTGCACCAGTGATGTTGCCAACATAGTGCCCACCAATGCTTGACGCCAGATTTATGACCGTTGAACTTTCGTATCCCAGAAATGAGTAGTTGGACGTACCGGCCCACGTTGCCAAAATGAACTGATGCTGGTTACTGCCTAAGCGTGCGCCAATGGAAATCCGAAATGTGCCACCAGCACGCTGCGTTTCATACACCGATAGATGGCTATTGTTTTGCGGCATGACGTTATGAGCCACGCCAGTCATCAAATGCTTGGTAAGCGAACTGCTTCCTTTCAGCCCGCCTGCCACGCCTGTCTCCGTGTAGTCTCCGGCTACAAACAAATCACTGCCTGAGTTGGTGTCGGTCATATTGCCGTACTGCGTGCCTGTACGGCTCTGTCCTCGGTAAATCGGCACAAAACAAGCGAGGAAGTCGCCGCAAAATAGATTCACGCGGATAAACCGATCTCGCAATCTGTTTTTGTCGATTGACTTACAGAACGTATCAACTGCCTTGAGCGTGGACGAGCTAGTTGTCCCGCCTGCGGCTCGCACGCGATTTGCCCAGTCGGCAGCCTCTGGATGAATCGTCGCCAGCGGCCGCAGCAGTCGCGGGTTCATTCCCATCTATTTGCCCTTCTCCAACATCGCCGCCTTGGCCGCAGACACCGCAGCCGACGCCCGTGCGGGCTCCGTCGCCAACCGTTGCGGGTCAGCCGACAGCCACACGAGCCACGCGACGATCCAGGTCCACAGCCAAGTCATTTGGGCACCTCGTTCAACTTCTTCCACGCGAACATCACAAGCACCGCACCGACGACGCTGAACACAAACCCGGCAGGGCGATATGACGAGCCCGTGATGATCGAGCCGACCAGGCCGCCAGCGATCGAACCGGCGACGCCAAGACCAATCGTCTTGAGGCGGCTGCCCGTCTGCATGTCAGGCCACAGCCATTGAGCAGCAGAG